TGCAGTAACAGCAACAGCTTATAACGCAGGAAAATATGCTTTTATCGAAGATGGTTCTCCGTTACCTGTCCGTAATATTACTGTTTTAAATGAACTTGTTGATGCCCCAGGGGGTGAAATTGTTGAGGAAGAATTTTTTACAGATGGTGCGACAGCAAGAACTAGATTAAATATAAGTTTTAATCCTGTTCCAAGAGCTATAGAGTATGAATTGAGGTATAGATTAGATAGTGGTAATTTTATAACTCTTAAATCAAGAAGTACTGATTTTGAAATACTAGATTCATTGCAAGGTCTCTACGAGTTTGAATTATCCAGTTTAAACTCTTCGTTTGAACCTTCCGCACAACCTACAACTTTTTCATTTACTGCTTTTGGTAAAACTGCTATTCCAGGAGATGTAACTGGCCTAACAGCAGAACCTATTAGTGATAAATTAGTAAGACTTCGTTGGAATTTATCTACAGATTTAGATGTAACTCATGGTGGTCTTGTTTATGTGAGACACTCTACAAAAACAGATGGAACGGGTACATTTTCCAATGCCACTGATCTGATTCAAGCATTAGCTGGTAATACTACAACTGCGGAAGTTCCCTATTTAGAGGGAGAGTATATTCTTAAATTTCAGGATGATGGAGGTAGGTTCAGTGCTGGTGAAGCAAGTGTTGTAATAGATCTACCTGATACAAATAATCTTGCACCTTTGATTGCAGTAACTAGAAGAGAAGATTTAGACGTTCCAAAGTTTCAGGGCACAAAAACTGATGTAACTTTTGACGCTACGACTGACTCTTTAAACTTAGCGGGTGTTGGTCAGTTTGATGCAATAACTGATTTAGATGCGGTAGGTTCTTTAGATGATGTTGGAGGTATTTCTCCATTAGGTACATACGAGTTTGGAGGTTCTCCAGGAACATCTTTCTTAGATTTAGGTGCTGTGTTTAGTCTTGATTTAAAACGTCATTTTTTAACAGAAGCGTTTTTCCCGTCAGACCAATTTGATTCAATTACAGATATAGATGCCAGAGTTGATTTCGATGGCCTAACAGCAACTAAAGTTAATGCAGAAATGTTAGTAGCGGTAACTCAAGATAACCCTGCTTCTGGATCTCCTACTTATACAGGTTTTCAAACCTTTGCAAATGGAACATATAAAGGAAGAGGTTTTAAATTTAAGGTTAACTTAACAAGTAATGATCCTGACCAAGACATAAAGGTATTACAACTAGGTTATACAGCATCATTCCAAAGAAGAACTGAACAAAGCACAACTACTATTGCTTCTGGAGCAGGGGCTAAAGCTGTGACATTTACGGATTCTTTCTTTACGGGAACTTCTGATATTGGTGGAGTAAATTCAAATTTACCTTCTATTGGTATAACTGCACAAAACATGGCTTCTGGAGATTTCTTTGAATTATCGAATATTAGTGGTACTGGATTTACTGTTCACTTTAAAAATTCATCAAATGCTTCGGTTGATAGGAATTTCACTTATCAAGCTGTCGGATTTGGTAAGGGGTGATAAAATAAAATAAAATATTGTAAAAATGGCAAGAGTCAATAGTACAACTAAAGAAACGAACAATAATTTTAATGTAGCCAATGGTACGGGTGCTGCGGTTCGTGCAGGAATAAATGATATTTTTACAGCATTAAGAACAATAAACTCAGCGAGTGGTGATCCTTCTGGAGCAGGAAATGTAGTTCAGTTTCAACCACATATAGATTCAGCAACTAATTTATTAAAAATCTGTACTGCTGTTAGCTCTGGAACGGGAACATTTACAACTATTGGAAATATAACTCAGGCAAATTTAGGTTTAATGCCTCAAGCTGGTGGTACGTTTACAGGGAAAGTAACTCATAATTATACAAATTCTTTAAATTTACCTGTAGGAACAACAGCCCAGAGAGATGGCAGTCCAGCCGTAGGAATGTTTCGTTATAACAGCACTTTAAATGTATTTGAAGGATATAAAAACACAGGTTGGGGAGAGATTGGTGGAGGTGCTGGAGCAACTGGAGGAGGTGGTGAAGCTATTTTTCATGAGTCAGAAAATACAATGAATAATTCATATACAATTACAGCAAATAATAACGCTTTGGTCGCTGGACCTCTCACCATTGCTAGTGGTGCTACACTAACAATAAATAGTCCTTCAGTTGTAACGATTCCATAATGTCAATTATTTTAGACGGCTCAACAGGAATAACTTCTGACAGTTCAGCATCAAATCCTGCTATGACTGCCAAAGGTAATGGTAGTGATGTCGAGGGTTATATACAACTTAACTGTCGTGTTAACAGTCATGGGGTAAAGCTAAAGAGTCCACCTCATAGCTCTGGGCAATCTTATACGATGGTTTTACCTGATAATCAGGTAGCAGCAGATAAGTTTTTAAAAGTAAAGAGTATTACAGGAAGTGGAGCGACTGCTGTAGGCCAGTTGGAATATGCAAATGCGGGTATAGCGATGGCGGATCAATGGAGAATAACGTCACCTTTTAACTCAAGTGGCAGTTATATTACTTCTAATTGGGAAAGAAATGATACAAGTTTTCAATTAATTGGAAGTGGCTTAACAGAATCAAGTGGAGTATTTTCTTTTCCAACAACAGGAATATATTTTATTTTGGGAACTACAAGGGGGTATGCCTCTGCTGCTAGAAGTTATACAGGCATACAAATAGATGCAACTCAAAATAACTCTTCTTATTCAAATATTGCAGATGGATTTAGTGCAACATCCGCTGAAAATTATTTTGATGCTACTTTTGCTGTTATTTTTGATGTGCCTGATGTATCAACACACAAATTTAAAATCTATGTTAATGCACAAGCAACTGTAGAGTATGGCGGAAGTAGTACTGGTCAACAGACGGGTATTACAGTTATTAAATTAGGAGATACATAATGAGAATAGACGGAAGAGCAAATCACATAGAAGATTATCTTGTTACTGTTAGGACAGGACAATGGTTTGGTTGGACGGATAGTAAAAATAAAATTTATGCAAATCTTATAGTGCATGATGGAGGATCTAAACCTACTGAGAAACAATGTACAGATGGATTGAAAGCATTGCAAGATGCTTGGGATTTAGAAAACGATAGTTACAAGTCACAACGTAGAGCAGAGTATCCAAGTATTGAAGATCAGTTAGATACGATCTATCATAGTGGAGTAGCTGGTTGGAAAACTTCTATTAAAGCTATTAAAGACAAGTATCCAAAACCTAGTTAATTATGTCGAAGATTAAACTAAACGCAGCATCAGGTGGTGGGTCTTTCAGCATACAAGCACCCTCCTCTTCTGCCAATACAAGGGTAATGACGTTACCTGATTCAGCAGATGGAACGATACTAACGACAACAAATCCAAAGGCAGGGAATATTATTCAAGTTGTATCTACAACTAAAACAACTAGCTTTTCTTCATCATCAACAACCTATGTTGATATAACTGGAATGTCAGCGTCAATAACACCAACTTCTTCATCTAATAAAATTTACATGATGGTTAATCTAAATAGCTGTGCAAATACTAGATATGCTGCCTTTAGATTTGTAAGAGGTTCAACAAATATAGCGTTAGGAACAGAAGCTACAGGAGCTAGAGAAAATATAACATTTACTGCAAATTCAAACTCTAACAATACTCATGATAATCTTGTTTTAAATAATCAAGCAATGTCGATACTTGATGATCCTTCAACTACAAGTGCAACAACTTATAAAGTACAAGGAAGAATACATTACGATACTGGAACTTTTTTTGTTAATCGTCAAGATACCGATTCTAATCATACTTATATTGTAAGAGCAGCAAGTACAATAACTCTTATGGAGGTAGCAGCATAATGGAATTAGATCATAACGCAATTAAAAAAGCATATCCAGATATAGTAGTTTTAGATGATTCTTTTGTAAATTATGGACTTGATAAAGATGGTAATAAAGTATCAATTATTCAATCTAAAGTAGATTCTGCAAGACTTGAATTAAATAAGTCTAATTATCAAAGAGAAAGAACAATAGACGGTTCTACTGTTTACGCTTCTTTTGGAGATCAACTTGATATGTTGTATAAGGATATTGTTGCGGGTAAACTAGATACAACTGGAACGTGGGCAACCCACATCAAAGCTGTAAAGGACGCTAATCCAAAACCATGAGTGAAATCAAAGTAAATTCGATAAAAGGGGTAGGCTCGACAGATGCAGCCATCACGATAAATAATTCTGATGGAACGTGTACTGCCAAACTTACTGATAATGGAGGACTTCAGTTTGCTAATAGAAACAAAATAATTAATGGCGAATTTAGAGTTAATCAAAGAAATCATAGTGGTAGTGCATCACATAATAGTTACACGTTGGATAGATGGAAATATGCAAGATCAGCTAATACTGAATTTTCAACTAGTCAAAGCACAGACACACCTGATGGTTTTGCAAATTCAGTAAAACTAGATTGCATAAGTGCTAATGGTTCAACTGGTGCTAATGATTATGCTTACTTTAGATACCATATTGAAGGTCAAGATTTACAAGAATTAAATAAAGGAACATCAGCAGCAAAAGTCGCTACTTTATCTTTTTATGTTAAATGTGACATTACTGGAACTTTTGCAATCAATGTAGTAGATGAAAATAACAGAATGTGTAATGTAACTTACACAGTTTCAGATACAAACTGGAATCGTTATATCGTGACAATACCAGCAGATACAAGTGGTGCGATAGCTAATACTAATGCTACTGGTTTAAGTATTCATTTTTATATTATTGCTGGTTCAAGTATTAATAGTGGCGGATCTTTAAACTCATGGGGTACTTATAATACAGGTTATTTAGCACAAGGACATACTGCAAACATAGTCAGCACAAATCACAACTGGTATATGACAGGAGTTCAATTAGAAATTTCAGATCATGCGACCTCGTTTGAGCATAGGTCATTTGCTCAGGAGCTTGCTTTATGTCAGAGGTATTATTATGAACATGCAAACGGAAGTAATGCTCAAAATAACAACAGAGCAGCAATATGCTCTGGAGGAATGTATAATTCCACTAGTTTTTTCGGAGTAATACAATTCCCTGTCAAAATGAGAACTAGACCTTCTTTAGTTAAAACAGTTGGTACAGACTATTATCGAGTATTTGGTGGAAATACCGCTGACACCTGTAACGATGTAGCGACACAAAATTGGTCAGATCAGGCCTTTGTAGTAAATTTGTATGATAATCTTAGTGGAACTCAAGGTCACGGTGGTTGGGCCGAAACTAACAACGCATCTGCTTTGATAGCTTTTAACGCTGAACTTTAAATTTTAATTATGGCTTATCCAACTAATCCAATCTATAAATTACATAAAAACTTATCAGGAGATATAGTATCTATTAAAAAACAAAATAAAGATTATAGTTTACATATTCCATTTGACGAATCAAACACCGATTACCAAGAGTACCTCAAGTGGGTAGAAGAGGGAAACACAGCCGAAGCTGCTGATTAATTTTATTGATTTTTAAATAAAAACGATTATTATTGAGCTTTATTCTTT